CTCGCACATATCCAGCACTCGTGCCCATTCGCGATATAAATCACTTCGTTTCATTTTCTTCTCCTCGTTTGACTTGTTTGACTCGGGGCGCGTTTGCCCCAACAACATCCATTTCGGCACACCGGACACTTTCGATACGTGTTCGGCGACCTGATCGACTAGATCATCCATCGTGTCGCTCATGTGCGCCTCGCTACGGGCATGCGACGTGCGGTGTGCTGGCATTGGCGACATTCACTTTGCGATCCGTCAATCCGTGCCACATTTTTATTGAATTCGCTTGTTAATTTTACTTCGCGACATTTCACGCACGGTTTATAACCATCCGGTATGGCACCGCCCGCTATCTCTTCGTTTCGCACACGAACACGTTCTGTCTGCACTGCTTTTGCAGATTCTGACATTTTCAATTTGGTCGCTTCGCTATGCTGACGACCGGTCTGAGCGATGGCGCAGCGCGTGCACGTTTCAGGCTTCGTCACCCTCCGTCGACGTATGATCGACAATCGCGCCTTGGTTTCATCGGATCGCTTCTTTCCCGTATTCGCCACCGCCGTTGCTATGATTGCCTCTAGCGGACGCTTCTTGCCGGTATTTTTAGCCACCCGTTTCGCAATTGTTTCGGGCGATTGGCGCGTTCCCAATGTGCTGCCGGCGACGGGACAAATGTTATATTCGGGCTTCAATACGTCAATCGTACGTTGCTCGTACATCAATAAATCGTCAATCGAACAAATTATCAACTTCTCAAATGATAGCGCGTTCTCGCCATATTTGTCGTATGCAGATTGCAGGCGACCATTGGCGTGTGTTCCCTTTCGCAAACCTTTGAGATGATTTCGCCACCTCTCGTTAAAATTCCTGGCGCTCCCGACGTATCGGTTCCCCGATGGGGCGGTTATTAAATATATTCCGCTGTTCACTCGCCCATCTCCGTGAGAATTCGATCCACAGCCCTACGAATGATTTCGCTAACCGGGATGCCAGTCTTAGCTTTTGCCGACTTCAACCGTTCAAGCATTGTGATCGGAAAATAAAAATTTGTGCGTTTGAGTTTCATAGACACACATCATGCAGATGTATGTGCTATGTGTCAACGGCGAACTCCGACGCCCCCAAACAACGCCAATGCTGCCTGCGACACGACCATGGGTGTATGGGGCGCACATCCGTATCGAATCATTACCGAATCGGCCAAGTTCGGCGACTTCGATCCATCGGGCGCTTTGTCGATTTTAATTTTACCCACCCCATTCAAACTATACGTCGGCTGACTCAGTTCAACGACCAAATCACGGTAGTGTTTCAGACTCGAACTGATCGACAATATCTCGTCAGGATCACACGGCTTACCCTCGACCACCCAGCGATACGTCCGCTCGATACGCCCGCGCAATGCCCACCACCTCTGAGATTTGCGATTCGCAAATGCCTCCTCATTCTTCAAACCTTTGATGTCACACGCATCGGGTCGGTGTACGCCAGATGATCCACGAAACGCCGTCACCTGTATTGCGCGTTTTCCAATCGATACCCGTTTCTCGTTTACAACTCGGGCATCGCCACGTACACCGGCACCCAAGCCATCGCCGTCATATTCCAACGACGAATACCCCTTCGCATCACATATCTCGAACGCCTTCTGTGTGGTTGCGAATATGTCAGATCCGGCACCCGACCATTGTTCCAAACATTCGACCAGTATGCCGTGCGTCCCGCACAGGGCGTTGCTGTCCACCCCAGCATCCGCCACGTCAAGGCTCGCCTGTTTCGCACCGGTCGGCTTGATCCCCAATCGTACATGTGCGTCAACGCACGCACGCACCCATTCAGCAGGGATTAGGATCCCTTCCACGCTGGCCGAATAATCAAGGTCGATTTCCTGGGCGACAACCACTGGCGGCAATTTTGCCTTCTGCTGTTCGTACCACTCGGCATCTTTTCGTGGGTCCGACTCCCAGCGGAACGTAAACACTTCGACTCGACCGCTATGACGTTTTTCCGCAAAAGGATTGTTCATCCCATTAACCGATGACAGATCGATGCGCGTATTCGTCGTGGCACTCAACGAATAGTCAACCAGTTCCGGACGATCGAGGTGCGCAGCTTCGTCGACCCAATACAATCCAGTTCTGTCACCTCGGCCAATCCCATCGCCCGCCTCACCGCTGATGAAACTGCCCGTATCAGGAAACCCGATACGCATGAATGGTGCGTCAGATTCGTCCCATGTGCCCTTGAACTCGCGCGGCAGATGCTTTATGAAACATCGACCTTTCCAGAATAATGATTTCGGGGCACCGTTCTCATCTACGTACGACTCCTTGCGGCTGCCCACGCCGATCACGAGACCGGTGTTGAATAAACACAGGGTGCAACTCAGCCCCATGACAATCCACGATGCGCCCACGTCGCGCGACTTTTCGATCAATCCATCTTCGCCATGCTTCCACTTGCGAATAACATAATCGATCAGTTCCTTCTGCCGTTCAAACAAAATAAACGGCGCCAATGCTGGCACACCACGACTCACATTACGCGGATCGAACGTCACGCCCCAGTCATTGATGAACTGTGCCGGATTCTCGCGGTAATATCCGTTCAGGTCAGGCAGCATCTCGGGCTGGCGACGGATACGAGTCAGCCGCGCCAGGCGTTCGGCGAATATCGGGCGATAGTCGGGATTGCGGAAGTCGAACGTCATTCTTTGGTGTCGGGGTCTTCTGGCAACGGCATCCAGTGTGTCGGCACATCACCTATCATAACTTCAACGCCATATTCCCCGTCGCGCCCATAGTCTTTGCGCCATTCGTATCCGTTGAACCAGCAATCTGTTTGTCGCGCACCGTCGTTTCGTGGACCAGAAACGAATAGGTCGACCAGTCGACCATCCTTTGGAGCCGTCGCAATCGGTTGCCACGCGAACGCTGAGGCGTTCATTCCGGCAACTCCTGCCCACACTTACGACAACGCGGACGTAACGGTGTGGCATCCAGCACCGTTATCCATCCGTCATGCATGTTGCGATACATCACGACGGTTCGCCACCAGACCCATCCGATAAATTCTAATCGCGTACCGCCGCACGCCTCATCACACACAACATGACGCGCCAGTCGTATCGGCCACCACGCGAACGCGGTCTTGATCAGTGGTGTGCTCACCCCCGTTGCTCACGCAAGCGACGTTCTGCTCGACGCGCCCGTTTCGTATCAGCAGCACTCATCGCCGATGTTGCATCGCCTTTAGATTCTGGCAATACGACAGGGGCGTATGCTACGGCGCGCATGTGCGTGAGCAACGGCTTGTGCAGAGCACTATCGGCGACCACCTTGAGGCGACGGCGCATCACTCATCCGCCCGTGTGCTAACCAAAACCACATGCGCCGCTTGGGTCACTTGCTCGAATCCGGACTGCCACGCCAGACTAGCGTTCAGATGGCGGGTACGGGCAGTGTCGCGCATTGCGGTCGCATGCACCACGGCCAGTTCGGCGGTGCGTAACTCGGCGGCAGCAGTTTCCAGTTCGGTTTGCAGAGCTGACATGTTCGTTACGATCGGTGCGGGGGTGACACTCACGGCGGACGGTACGGGTGTTTTACGTTTGGTCATTTCGGTTCTCCTTCAGGCAAGCAACGTCGTAAACATGCGATAAGTTTCGCTACATCCGACGGTTCATAAACGGCAAACAATTGGTCGTCGTCAAATTCTCCGTCCCTGCTGGCGCAGTCGAGATCAAATCGAAAACTTGATCCGTTTTCCGCAGCATCGTCCAAAATACTAAAGATATCTGAACCACCCACTTCGCCGGTAATCTGTTGCGACCAAAAATCGCCGGATGCCTCGATGCTCCCGCACTTGATCCCCAGCGGTCCGAATACGGCCGGTCGGTATTTCAAGAATAACGTATTTGTCGGCATCGCCAGAAATGTCTTACGGTCAACGATCTTCATTTCGGTTCCCCCTTTCACATTCGATTCATTCTGTCCTACACAGGCACTCGTAGGGTACCAGACGCCGCTCCACGTTAACGGAGAGTGCTATACCGGCAGTACCGGCACAGCTACGGGCTTTTTAAAGTGGCCTCGCCCACTTGAGCGGTGTCTGGCGTAATCTTTGATTCGTTCGCTTCAGTTCGACGTCGAGTGTCGTTCCTAACTTTTCACCACATCGCCGCCCACGGGTCTCGAGACGACTTTTCGGATCACCAAACACTCGATTCAGTTACCCCGCATTATCGTGGTGGCCGGGAATTCCACCCAGCGGTTCCAGCAACAGCCTTCTGGCACGTATTTGTAAAACGTCGGATTCCTACCGAAACCGCCCCACTGAACCATCTGGCACTTTTACGTGGTCGAGGTCTTTTCGGCATACGTCAACAACGCTGCGAACATTAAACACTATTGACGAATATGTCAATACCCTTTTCGTCAAATCACAATGTAAAAAATTTTGGAAATCGCGAAAATGAAATTCATGGTTCGTGTGGTTCATATCGGGCGGCGGCTGGATAGCGTGGTTCACTATTGACACAAACGGACGAAGAAATCATCACTTTGGACATACTCCTCGGGATGGCGATCATGTTTTAGTTCGTTACACGGTTTGCACAGAATCTGAATATTGTCGTCAACATTAAGCCCACCCAATGCCAACGGGACGATGTGATCCAACGGCGATCTCGGTTTGGTATTCGACAACGATGTTCCGCAATATGCACACTTTCCATTTTGTGACACGAATAGTCGATCAAATAATCCAGGTGACAATCTGCCCCGTATGCCACGCTTCCTTGCCCGAGCATTGACGGTATGGTTTTTACGTTGACGCTTTGCTCGTTTCTTCTCTTCAGCAGTGCATTTTGTGCACGAATCGCCCGCCAAGTATTCCGCGCCGCAACACTTGCATGTTTTGGTCGCACGTGGTGGTTTTATTTTAAAAGGCGCATAACACTCGCGGTTCATGCGCCACAATTGTTTGACCAATTTGCGCTGCTGCGTATAAATCCGATGCAAGATGATTATGCCGCGTTTTGTCTGGATCATCTCATCGGTCGGATTGACAATCCCACACGTGGTTCGTAGTTGTTGTCGCACGTATGCGTCGGAAAGTTCGGCACTTGCAGTCTTGGCCCTCGCCAGCACTTTTTGACGCCCGATTTGTGAATAGCACGGGCCGCATAATCCGCGAGATCGAATTTTTCCAGATGAACCGCATTTTTCACACACCGAGGGCTTCTGGCGTCTTGTCGACAAATTACCCGTTTTCAAACGATACCACCGCTTGGAATAGCACTTTTTGCAAAGTTCGCCAATCATGCTGATCGTTGAACCGCACGACACACACTGCTCTTTTTTCATTTTTTAGTAATAAAAAATTTTCACATTTACCCACACGAAAAATTATAGCATATTTTTGAAACTTTTGTCATTTTTACTAGTTAGCTCGGATATGGGCAGAATAGGCGAGGGGGTGCCTACCCCCAGGGTGCCTTTTTCCCCGAGTGTTGCATTTTTACAACACGGATAACTCGTTGATTCTATTGGGTTTATTGTGTGGTATATTTGCAACATCGCTACACGCGGCACGGCGTATAGACAGCCATATGTATCAAGGGTTAGAACGTAGCGCTACGCCGAAAGCCTTGCGCCGTATGGCATATGGGGAATGTTGCACGGATGACACACTCTGGCCGGGCGGTTGCTATGGATTGCCTAATATTTAAGCGCCTGTTTTATACGCTCAATGTAATCAGCATGTTACACGCATAATCTGTACTTCGCGGAACCTGTATTATGTTAAATGCCAAGCTGGGCGTGGCTTCCGATGGGGTGTTGGCAAGTGGTTAGAGTTATCCACAGGGAAGTGACAAATTGCGTCACATTGTTAGAACGGTTCAGGCGGGCCATTGCTGCCCGTCCTAGCGAAGTTACTTTTGCTCAATCAGCGCGGCATACGCGCGGCTGGCGGCTATCGGATCAAGGTTATCGGGCAGCTGCAGCGGCTGGGCCACATTGTTGATCTGTACGGCCACTTGCGGCTTGTCCGAATAGGCTTTATTGCGAATACCACCTAGACGGCTGAGTTCTTGGGCGTACGCCTTGGCCGCTTGGGGGTCTATGCCACTATCGCGGCGCAAAGATGATTCGATTACCGCGCGCCCCTTGGCCAGCAATGCTTCGGCGCTCGCTTCTAACGCACGTGTGTATTGTTCAGCCCTCTCGGGTGTTGCGCGAACAAACCGATAAAATGATCCGATCCCCACGCCGTAATCCTTGCAAATATGGACAATTTCATCGCCGTTTTCGACACGTTCTAGCACTGCATCAAACCCGATTAAATCAAGCATATCTTGAGCACTGCCCACAATAACCCCCTGATATTTAACGTATTGTCCGAATCTAGCATATTGTCGGCCGTGGCGCAAGTTTACCGTCCATACCCGAGTAAATTAGTCAATTACTACAGAACACTAACCAATTCGCGGTCTAATCAATCCCCATGTGAGAAGTAGTAATATATATAATGATAGTAAGAATGATAATGATGATATGCTGTACAATACGATAAATACAGGATAGTATGGGAAGAGATACACCCCAAAATTGGTTAATGTTAGGGTGTACTAACTTTGATTAAGTATTTGATTATAGGAGATACTGCAAATGGCTGAGATTAGTGTGAAAGTGGTTAGATTTTTTTATAACAAGCCCAGCGCGGAATGGTTGATGCTATGCGATAAATTATCGCGGGCCGGAATGCATTTAATGCAGACTCGCGAACAGAATGTGGCAATGCCGCAAGCCGGTGTATTATATGTAAATGCGCTTGATTTTAATTATGTGCGCAGCGACACACTCGAAACAGTCTGGGATTTTTTCGCTGTTGTGAATCGCGGCACGGCTGCCGGTTACTATTTAGAACTGCCCGCGAGCTGCCAGCCTGCACCGCGTGATCCATCGGCAGATTATGATGGGTGCGCCGCTGAGAGTCGCCATAAACAGGCTGTGCGCTGGCTGTGCGCTGTTCCTGGCCGCACTCAGCAACAAGCCGCTGAAGAGTTTGACCTGAAGCAGGGAAATATCAGCGTAACCATGCGTCGCATGCGCAAGAATGGTGAAATATAAGCATCGGTTATTGAATATAATCAACAAGTTACGGCGCGTCGTATGATGGTTTATCGTGTAACTTGTTGATTATCTGTGGTTATTATAATCCGACGAACGGTATATACAAGGGTATTATAGCAGTTATAATACTAACCATACCGCGACACGATACAGCGGGAAATACGAGGAGGTAGGATCATGTTAAAGCCTGGCGATGTGGTGAAATTTAAGAATCCGTTAAATGCGGATGAGGCTACTGAGCGGCACACGGTGTTAGAGCTTCGCGGGGATCGTGTTTTAGTTGAATACATCTGCGACATGAACCTCAAACCTACGGGGGTTTATATGGTTGCGGAATTGGAGGTGGTCAAATGATAACCTGCATACAATTGGACGATGTACCGTTTGGGATAACCCTTGAACAACACGGCGGAAAAGACAAGTTATTCAAAGTCACATACGGGCTGCAAGTTGAAGATAATTTGACGTATGC